CATCTGTGGAGAAGAGTTGAAGACTCATATGTACGGCCCCCCGCCGTTGCATCGCCAAGATGGAAAGTCTGTCAGGACAAAGGTGTATGACACTTTCCATAGAAATTTGGAGATTTTGGCTAGAGTCCCAGCTCGTGTGTGTCCGGAGTTGGTTGGAAGATCGAGCGATTGTTTTTATTCTCGCTTGCGCGATTGTATCACTGAGGAGGACAGAGCGTTTATTCATCCGGAAACGTATGAAAATGCTATGTTGGGTTTACACCGAGGAGAAAAAGTTCTAGGTTTAAGACCCGCGAAGATGGATACTTCTATAGGTTATCCTTTTGAAGGAAAAGCCTCAAAGTATATGAGAGTGATTGATGGCAAGTTTGAGATGGACGAAGAGCTGGCAGCTTATGTTGCCCAGTTTGAGGGTGAGCTATTGGCGGGTAGAACTCCTTTTACCCTGTCACGTGCCCATCCGAAAGATGAGGTCGTTAAAACCACCAAAGATAAGAATAGACTATTTAATATTACCTGCAAGGGTACGTTTATGGTTTTTAAGAAATATTTTTGGTGGGTAGGCTACTTGGCATACAAGTATCCCATTGGTTTTGAGGCTGCTTATGGTATCAATCCTTATAGTCCAGAATGGAATGAATTACAAGAATATCTGGAATCTGATGGATTTGATAATCACATGGCAGCTGATTTCTCTGATTGGGATCTGCGTATACCAGGGGAGCTAGTGAGTGCAGCTTTCCGAATTTTGGTGCGTATTGCGATGGATTTGGGCCATGATTTTCCTGGTGAGGAATTCTTTCTTGCCGTGGAAAAATTATTGACCCAACCTGCTGTTTTGTTTGGTACCACTATTTGGCTATTACGCCAAGGAGTGCTAACGGGACATCCTTTGACCTATCTATTGAATTGTTTTATCAATTCATTGCGCGAAAGAATATGTTTTTACTCCTTGTTTCCTGATAAGAGATTTTCTGATCACGTAAAGGCGATTTATGGAGGCGATGACGCGCATACAACTACGAATCTCCCTGAATACAATCAACTATCTACATTGGAGATTATGTTAGAGATGGGTTTGAGGCCTACTGATTCAAACAAACAGTTGGTCACGACACCTTTCATGCCCCTTAGCGAAGTTACGTTTTTGAAGCGTGATCGCGCTGGGAGACTGGCTAAAGATTCCATTCACAAAATGTTGTCTTGGACTACGAGCACTAAACAATTGCACGCAGAAGGTGCGTTAGTGAGTGCTCTTTTTGAGCTGCACATGTACGGAAAAGAGGAGTTCGATGCTTTTATAGCTTCTCTTTATGCTTCGGCGGATAAGATTTCAGAAATAGATCCTGCCAATGGCATAGACATCCGTAGTTTGTTGAAGGCTCATGAGAAGTTTTTAGACTTCGAATCTGAGACATATCGTTTTACTTCCACTCTTTCGGAGCGGAAAATGGAATGCCGGTTTAACCAACGCTTCCTGGAGTTCATCCAGGACGCTTAGGTGCATGATAGACGGGGTGCTTGCTTTCCCCGAAAAAGCATAGGTAATTGCCTTTCCTTCTTGTGTAAATTAGGCTAATATTTTAACACTTTTTACAATATTTTATAATATTTTATAATATTTTATAATATTTTCTTTCTGGTACTTGCTCAACCATTAATGAGCATGGGTATTGTTCCGCCCCCAAGAGGTAATAATGGACTAATTATAGGTTAGCAACGGGAAAATTTCCTTAATAATGAATTCCCACTCGATGTATGGTTACCATGCTTTTTCAGTTCCTTTAGCTGGAGGAGTAGAGGCTTCATCGTTTATTGCCGGTTTTTACTGGCTTTTAAAGTTGGGCGCGGTTTATTCACAAGCGTCCGTAAAAACTTTTGGATAGCACAAATACAAATAGATACATTAGAAAACAATATTTTATCAACACATGAGGAGGATAAAACCTCTTCTGATCGCACATTTGATTTGCCGGTTGATATGGTGGCGAGTGTAGTGTCGAGAAATATGACAAAACATAGCACATTTCAAGAAGTTTCTTTGCCGGAATTCCTGAGTAGGCCAGTGAAGACGAATACTCTTATTTGGTCTCCGGGGACTTCTTTGAATGTGGCTATATCTTTGTCAGATTATTTGTCACTTACTCCCATCAAGCATAAACTCAACCAGTTTGCGCGTGCGAGATTCACACAGTGTATTACTGTGTCTTTTACAGTGAGCCCGTTTTATTCGGGGTCTTTGCTATTATCCGCGCTTCCGTGCGGACATTGGAATCAGCTTGAGCCTTCGCGGCTTCCCGCTAATCCCATCGAACAGGATTTTGTCAGACTGACTCAGAGACCAAACATCTTTATGTCAGTCAATCAGACTTCAACTGCCACATTAAGGCTTCCCTGGTTTTCCCCCAGGGAATGGTTTGTCTTGAATGCCAATGAGGTTGTTGATGCTGGTAATCCTTATACAATAGCTTTGAATTCCTTGAATCAACTTGCACACTGTAACGGCGCTAGTGATCCAGTGACTGTGAATATATTCTTTCATTTAGAAGATTTAGAATTAGAGGTGCCTACCACCTATTATGCTGCATCTAAAGAATATAAAGAAGTAGATAGTGCGTTGACAAAATTAGCCAAGAGTGCCGGCGCTCTTTCGAGAGTGCCATTTTTGCGTCCTTATGCAACACCTCTCACCATTGCATCTGCGGTTGGGGCAGATTTAGCAAAAATTTTAGGGTTTAGCAAACCCCATTCAGTGAGGGATCCTCAGTTGCGTGGTAATAACTCCATGTCGCAAACAGACCAACCCAATTCTATTCCAGTCATGGCCTTGTCTTCTGCTAACACAATATCTGTAGGAGGCGAATTTAATTTGCATCCTTCTATGTTGGAGACAAATATCCAGAAGCTCGCTTCTAGATACAGCTATTTGGCAGGTTTTTCTTGGACTGTTGCTGCTGCGCCTGATACGCAGCTTTCACAATTTGGAGTAACACCTTCTTTTTATAGGACTCATGGGCTTGAGCCCATTGAATATCATTACCCCGCTTGTAGCTATTTGTCCGCTCCGTTTTCCCGTTGGTCAGGAACTATGAAATTTAAAATCCAAGCTATTGCTTCGGCCATGCATAGAGGTCGTTTGCGTATTACATGGGATCCTTATCCCACCGCGGACATTGTTTCGCCCGGATTTTATTCAACTGTTTCGACGGTAATTTTGGATTTGGAAAAGCAACATGAGGTGGAAATGATTATTCCGCACCATAGCTCATATTATTTGTTGCAAAACATTGCTCGAACATTTTCTACGCCTAAGTCGGCTTTTGCCACTAATGAGGTGAATGGGTACGTCACAATCGCAGTGCTGAATGCTGTTACTACGCCCAATGGAAGTGTTGACACCCCCGTACCGATAAACATATGGATAGCCGCAGGTGATGACTTTCAGTTATATGCTCCCACGGAGAAAGAAACAGGGAAGTCATATTATCCTGCATCGAAGGAGGTAGGTGAAAACCAGCCAGTAGATCGAGCGTTGATGGCTTGTGGAGAGTGCATAATGGACATTTTGACGTTGGTGAAAAGAGAGATGCCTACAGCTAGGTATCCCTTCTTTGCAACCTCTCCAGCACAGTATACTATCATTGATTTCGATCGACCAGTGTTTAGAGGAACGAAAGCTCCTGGAAGAGCTAGGTACACAACTACAGGTCCTGGTGCTTATTCTTTTGATTATGCGCCCAACAATTTCTTGACATGGTATGAAATGTGTTTTGCCGCCCGTCGAGGGGGATACACAGTGAAGTATTTGGCTGAGCAAGCGACGCTCAGACAAATGTCTTTGTCAGACCATAATTTCACACATGCCACTGTTAATCCTTATCCGATTGTTTCTCAAGCTCTCATCACTACGAGCGACGCCGTGAATTCGCGTATGTACACCAATTATTGGACAAATGGCTTTGGTGCAGTAGAGATAGAGCCTTTTACACAGGTTGTCTCTGCTAGGAAGCCTTTTTATAACCAAAATGCATTATTGCCTAATGCTTATGGTTTGACGAATTTCGGAGAAGCTATTTATGATGACATGTATGGCCCTGCGCATTATTTTTGCTGCAGTGCGAACGCCGGAAATAACACCATAATCCGCTATGTTGGGACTACGGATGATTATCAGCTGCTCTTTTATTGTGGACCTCCTGTTGTTTACTTGACAAATGACAGAGCTTACAATGCGTAACAATAATATATTTTTAAA